ATCAAATAGATACGGATTAGTTTTGTTCTGAATAATAACTTTCATATAAGAGTCTTCAAATTGAGATAAATCCATATCGTCTAATTCTTCAATCTTCATATTAGTATCATTATAATCAAATTTATGGAATAGACTATGGGGATTTTTTATAAACTCTAACTCTCTTGTTTCAGTATCGAATATATGAAATCCTTTTGGATCTTTGTAATCACTCCAAGTAATTTCATATGGACAGCCCAAATAATAGATATTGTCATTAGATGATCTGTGATGGAAATGACCAGATAAAACCATATCAAACTTACGGAATTCTTCTAAATCAAACCCAGTCTCACATACCGCACCCCTATGCATTTCAAAACCATTCAACTCTAGATGGCCCAACATTACTTGACTTTTACTTTCTTTGATAGCAGTCCAAGTACTATTCCAATTGTCTTTACATATCCATGGCATTAGTAGTAGATCACAACCATCGATATTAATCTCTTGTGGTTCACTAATTAGATTAATATTTTCATCTACACCATATAACTGATCTAACGCATTAATTTCTAAACTATTACGATAGTAGATATCATGATTGCCAATAAGACACCAGAACTTAATATTCCTTTCTTTTAACGGCTGAATGAAGTCTTTCTTTAGGTTGTCTGCTGTAACATAATTTATGTATTTTCTACGGTCTACGATATCTCCGAGATGAATGACATGGTCGATCTTATGACTATCTATGTATGGAAAGAATATATCAGTCCAAAATTTAGAAAAATACTTCGCAAACACCCTACTATCATTTCTTGCTCCGAAAGTGTGTGTCAGTTACAAGAACTACTTTAGCCATTACCGAACTCCTTTCATTTGATTGTTCATGAACATCTTCAATTGTTTATCATCAATTATACCAACATTTTTCATCCTTGTCAAGATAATAATGTAATCTTTTTTAATTATTATGTTTGGTCATTTATTAAATCTCTTTTCCTCAAAATCACGAATAAAAATACTAGCATTCTCAGCAGCCGCAGAACTGCTTGTAATATATTCTGTATCTTCACTACTCATACTGTTATTCAAATTAAACATTTCAATTGCTTTGTATTTTGTGTATAGTCCTTTCTTTTCTTTTTCAATTCTACGAAGAAAGGCATAGTAGATAATTTGTGTAAAATAAGCAAATGGATTACTCGACTTGTCTGGATCGAAATTCTTAATGTAAAGAATGCAATTTTCAATCCCATCACCGATCATCTCTTCTTTGAAAGGATAATTGATGAAATTGTGTTTATTAGATAATTTATAAGCAATCTTCATAATACATTCACCAACATAAGGTGGTACTCTTGGTCGGGGTTCGTTTTCTTTTTCAGCTTCGTCACAGGCCGATTTGAACTTGACCATTGCTCCAAAGAATAATTTATTATCTACATAATGTTCTCTTTGCTGAATCTTCTTAATTTTAGTCAATATACTCTCCTTCTATGATAAGCATTATAGTAGCACACCACATACGCTGTGTCAAGTGAATATTTTAAATGACTTTTTATCATTTTTCTCTTGACACAAGGGTTGACAAGTGCTATTATTACTATGTTGAGAGTTAATGTACTGTAGTAGTAATACTACTGTGTCTAGTAATAACAGTATTAGATGCTGTTGATGTTGATTGATTTCTACTAGTTGGTACCACTACATCTATGAAATCTAGATAGTGGTCTATAATAGTTTTGTTTGGACTAGCAAATGAAACTATATGTAATGAACTGATAGGCAAATTCTCTGAGTCTGTCATACTATTAAATAGTAAACTGAAGTGAACTTTATTATCATTGCAATTGACTGTAACAGGACTTTTCAATGTTACTCCAAAAGTATTCAACGATGCTAGTTGGCCCAGAATAATTGTATTATTAGATAGATAGACTAGTCTGTATGTTTCCGGTTCTTCATCTACCATTTGTTATTTCTCCAGATTGATTTTATACATTTTGTAATCAAACTTTTCTTGATTGTATATCTTAACTCTTTCGAATAAATGTTTTAATGTGAAGTTAACTTTCTTATTGTGTTGTAGATCGTCTGCTATATCAAATAAGGTACACTTATCTTTATTTTCGTTTGTTCTTAAACCCCGTCCTATAGACTGTAGATTTCTAATCTTACTTTTAGATGGACTAGCTAGTATAATATTATGCAAAGCACGAATGTTAATACCAGTAGAAAAAGTTCCATAAGAAGCTATTATGATAGCATCAGTTTCTTTTTCAGTAATCTCTCGTACAGACTCTCTTGTTTCACCATCGGTCCCACCAAACACGAAGAAGATTTTTCTTTTTGTATCTGCTTTACTCTTTATCAAGTCGTATAATATTTTACCATGTTTCTCTACATACTGAAAAAGTATAAGACTATTACCTTCTAAAGATAATGCTAAGTTCTGTATGAATTCATTTCTTTTCTGATGGCCTACTATAAAACCCATCTCGTCACTATACTTTAAACCACTTCGCTCTTTACAAGTTTGTTTACTGTATTTAAGTAATAGTATCTTAATATGTAGTTTAGCTAACTGATTAGCTTCCATCAATTCTTTTGTTTTGACTAAGGCTTTAACTTTGCCGAATAGACCTTCTAATACTAGTTGATGTGTCTCTGTGCCGTCTAGTGTACCAGTAAATCCAAATCTATACTTACAAGTAGGCATCTTTTCTAATATAGAAGTAAGAGATTTTGCTTTGTATTGATGTGCCTCATCTCCTATAACTACACCAAATTGAGTAAACCAATCTCTAGGCATCTTGTATATAGATTGCCATGTAGTGATAACTATATCTTCATCTATACGATGCACCCAGTCTTTATTAGTATCTCCTGAAATCTTCAAGGTTCTAAATCCAGGTTGACCAGAATAATCTTTAAAGTCTTTTTCTAGTTGATGTACTAAAGATATAGTAGGCACGATAATTAATTTTCTTTGAGGATAAAATCGTGTAATTAAGTAGATAATAAATGACTTACCACTACCAGTAGGAGATAACAATAAACAGCGATTGTTACGAACCGCATGAACAAATCCTTCGATCTGATAGTTTCTAGGTTCTAGTTTAGTTTTTATAGATTGTATGAACTGTCCACACTCAAACATAGAGAATTCATTAGCGGTATCTAAATTATTATCTAACTCTATAGAGTAGTTTCGTGAAGTAGCGAATTTCTTTACTTCTTCTATGAGGCCTTTATATATGGTAAGTTTATTCACATCGAAGAGACGTATTTTGCCGTCCCAACTTCTTGACTTAAACGCTGGCATGAAACGGTAGCCTGGGACATAAAATGAAAAATGTTCACTAAGCTCTTGAGCTATTCCGCGATTACTTTCTATTCTTATGTATACTTCATTATAAGATTGAATGAAGATATCACTATCCGACTCCGTTTTCGAACTTTCTCCATTCAATTGCATTTCTAATATTCCACTGTCTACTGTTGATTTCTTTCATTATTGAATCTAGTACATCGACGCTTTCTTGTTGATACGCCATTTTTAAATTCAACTCTATCATGTCTGTATCTGCATCTACGTGGTGTTGCATTTCACTTTTAATAACAGTTTTAGGCCAGGGTTTTCGTTTAATTTCTTCTAGGTCCTCGGGGTTATTCAGTTCTCCTCGATAATATTCCCCTAATACTTTAGTAAGTGTTTGTCTCTTTATATGTATGCTTCTTAATTTTTGTCGTTCTGTGCTTAGAATACGAAGCCATTTAGAATGTAATGTAGGTATTTTCAAACTTTCTTTATCGAGTGATGTATTGTCCATAACAGTATCGTTAGTCCATTCGTTCATAATATCTTCTATTTTCAAGTTCTTTCACCTTTCTTTTAAATTATAGTGCTTCTATAGTATATAGTGAATATCTAAAAGATACTGTAGCTTCTAAGTATTCAATATCAGAACCAGTACTAGTGAATAGTAATTCAGAGATAGATTCGGGAAACATTTTTTGAAACTTTACTCTTATATTAGGATTGTATTTACTACTTAGGATAGATAATGTAGCATCTGATAGATTAGACTGGTGTACACTATTATTTTTAAATCTATTATATTGATCTGTAGTTGAAGGAGAACCCAAGCCTACTAACCAATTGTATATTTCTATATAGTTCTTTAGATCTTCGTCTACTCTGAAAGAGATATTAAATGCTGAGAATGCAAGTTTTTCACCGGGCAATGGGTAATCGATTAAAGGATTGACAATATTGGCAATGCCTAGACTAATTGCTGGTAGACTAGCTGATTGGGAAAAATAGTTTACGGTTGGTGTTCTATCAAGCACCAATCTGAAACCAGTTTGTCCTAAGAAATTCTTGTTAGTAGGGTCCGACGCCATATATGTTCCTCCTAATGTATTTATATAAAAAAAGAGGGGAGCCGAAGCCCCCCTCTAGTTCAGGTTGGGTTAATCCCAATCTTACATTAAGTTAGAAACGGTAACTAGACGATAGTAAACGTTCTTCTTAGCGAAGGCGATTGCACCATCAGCAGCCGTAGTAGCGAATGGGTTCGCGACCATGCCGTAGCGGGTCTTGAAGCCAATCTTAGGCTGGAAAGTATTCTCACCAACTGCACGAACCATTTGTAATGGAACATATGGGCAGTAGAAGAGACCAGCATCGAATGCACTAGCACCCTTGTAGCCTACGGTGAAGTACTGATTACCCGAAGCACTTGAGAAGTATGGGTCAACATACACTTTAATCCGACCGTTTAGAACACCAGCGAAAGTATTGCCTGTGTCATCGACGTTTAGATTAGCAGCAAGTGCTGGAGTGTAGTCTAGAACGCCTGCCATTTGTAGAGCAGAAGCTACGTCTGAACCGCAGATTAGGATATTACCCTTGCCGCGACGAGTAGACTTAGCGATCTGGTTGGCTTCGCGTTCGATCTGGAAGATCATGCCTTTGAACTTCTCAACTGACCAACGGCCATTTGAATCGACATCTAGGTTGAAAGTACCAGAAACGGTGGTATTCTCAGTTGCACCAGCAGTAGCAGTATAGTTAATGGTGCGAACGACTTCCCGGTTAATTTCTGAAAGGATTTCAGCGGAAAGGATGTTGGAAAGTTCAGTCTCAGCATCTAGACCATGAATAGCTTTAAGATCTTGTGCAAGCTCCATGGTGTACTCTGCCTTTAGAGCACGGGAAACGGCAGTTACTGCAACCTTCTCAACGGAGAAAGCCATTTCTGAGAATGCGTTTGTAGCGGCATCGCCTAGGGCTTCGCCAGAAGCAGTTGACATACCAGTATGTGGGCTATAAGCACCGCCAGTAGCACGGGCAGTTGGATCATCACCGGATTGTAGACCGCCAGCAGCACCATCGATAACACCAGCGAAGTTAGCGGTATTAGCACCAGTTCCACCGGTAGCTGAGTGAGAAGTATTAGCTTCGTTATGGAGAGCCTCGGCTTGAATTTGTGAGTTGAAGCGTGAGCGCATTGCGAAGATAAGACCGGTTGGACCAGTCATTGGTTGAACACCACAAACGTCATACGCTACCATATTAGGCATAGAACGACGGACGAGTGCAACTAGGACTGGATCGAAGATATCGACTGAACCATCACCAGCGGTTGAGGAAGAAGCACCCATAGCATTAGAAGGCGCTGCCTCACCAAGTAGGCTTGGCATCTGATATCCACCTGAACCGAAAGCTGCTTCGCGTGAAGCCTTCTCTTGGTTCTCTAGTAGAACTGCGGTAACCTGTCTCTTATGAGCGTCCTTGATGTCGTTTAGTTCAGGATGCTCTAGAACTGGGCCCCATTTCTTAATTAGATCTTCAGTTAACATTATTGTAACTCCTTTTATTACTTACTATTATTATTTATAAGATACGTTATTTCTTGATACTTCTAGAAATGGCGGCCGCATAGTGAGACATATTCTGTGGCATAGTTGTATCTACAGATACTTCTAGTGGCTCACTCTCATCGACGAAGGATTGTACTTTATCTCCATCAGTGAAATAGCTTTCTTTAATCATGGTGACTTTCTCACGAAAATCTTCTTCTGATACAAATTCTACACCGGCTGATAGATTAACTAGCTTTTCAGAATTAGCATCGGTTAACGCAAAGGCAGCTTCTGAAACTACATTACTACGAAGTAACTTCTCAATATCATCAGATAATTCTACATTCTTTGCGATTTCTTTATTAAGAGACTCTTCTAACTCATCTGCCTTCTCTGACATATTAGCTAGTACGTCAACTTTACCTTCGGGGATGTCGATGTAGCTATCTTCGAAAAGTTTTTTCATACCAGACATAAACTCTTCAGCAATCTCGGTACGAACACCGGATTCTAAAGCTAAACGATTCTCTTCTCTCCATTCGGTAATTGCATAATCAAGAAAGCTATCAGTCTTTTCTACTAGCTCTTCATGAGTCTTTAGAGTTTCTAATTGATTTTCGGACTCTAGTCTTAGTGTTACTTCCATTAGTTTCTCATTAATCTTAGAAATAACGGCAGCTTCAAAAATAGTAGTTACTTTAGTCTTGAATTCTTCTGATAGATCTTCGTCGCCGAAAATAGCAGAAACGTCATCTTTAAGGTCGATATCTGCGGCAGTTACTCTATTTTCTTCGATTGCCGCGGTATCAGTTTTATCTTCATCTTCGTTTACACTATTATCATCATCGTCTTCTAGTTCTTCCATCATCTTACTATGTTGGGCTTTTAGGGAATCTTTATTCAAGCCATGAAGTTTTGTCATCATGTCATTGATCATACCTACTTTGCTGCCTTTTCGAACAGTATCACCAGAGGTTAGTTTTACAGCTTTGTCAGCCGCAATTGTTTTTGCTTTAGTTACAACAGGTACAGGTACTTCTGATGTCCCATCATCAGATTTGAATTCTTGAAGATCTGCACCGTCTTCTAGAATTTCTTCGGTGTTCTCGTCGGACATTATTATGCTCCTTTACTATGATTCTTAATATTTATAATAATTGTTATTTAACTTACATTTTCTTCAGAAAATCCTCGAAGATACGAAGTTTAGTTGCCTCTAGTTCAGACCTTTTAGTTTTTTTAATCTCGTGTTGAGATTTCTCTACAAATGTCTGAACCCACCTTCCGCTATCCATAATCCAATCTACACCTTCCATAATGCCTTGAACGAAAGCATCAGGCGCAGATGGATCCGCTACAATATCGGCTGCGGTAGCGAGATAAAAATCTTTTTGAACTTCATTTATACCATTTTTAGATTTAAGAGACCCCATACCTCTAGATGAAACACCTAAAGATGCGCCCTCTTTAATCAAATTCTTAACGATATTACCATAAGGAGAATCCATAATCTTAGCTTTGCCCATGAAATTGTCTCCATCTTGATATAATTCTTTAATCATATGCGAGACACGTTCTAGATTAATGCTTGGGCCTTGTGGATGACCCAATTCACCGAATGCACGATTCTTCATAATATACTCTTTGTTGTAACGTATAACTTCTTTTTCTAAAACTTCGGTAGGATAAATTCTACCATTGCGATTAGCTTTATTGGCTTGCATAAAGATACCTTCAATAAAGTATTCTTTCTCGCCATCAGCATTAGCTTCAGTAATATACTCTAGACTATCTTCTAAAACTTCTGTAATGAGTTTCATACTATTCTCCAGATACTTTATGAAACTTAGCTACTACTGTGCCAGTACCACCAGAAAGTGTAAAAATAACATTAGCTTGTCTATCACCTAAATAATGTTCCAAAGACATACCACTAGATTGATAATCATGACTACCACTACCACTTAATACAGCTACAGTATTACTACCTCTAGTTACTGTCCATCTATTAGTACCATTAACTGACCACATTACTTCTGAAATAGACATTTCGGCAACTGTTTCGCCAGCACTATTTGCTGAAGCTAAAGTTGCATGATTTAATTTAAAACCACCTGTGACTGATGTAGAAAATACTACATAACCATTTGGTTTATTAGATTTGGTTACAATAGGCATTAATCGGTCCTCTTTGCAAAGGTAAGCATATTCTTATATGACTTTTCGTCTTTCTTCAATTCTTCTTCCATGCGCTTACGATTAACAGGATTAAGATCTTCTAATACAGAATTTAGTGTGGCGGCGTCTTCTTTACTTACTTTGACTGATTTGCCGTTATTTAATTTCAAGGTGCCTACTTTGATTGCTTCTTCGATGAATTCTACTTCTTCATCATAAACACTTTCAACATTTTCTTTCACTGCGATAT